ATTTCTATTATACTTCTGAATAAGTATAAATTCCAATAAATAATATATGGAGAAATAATATGGATAGTCTCTTAAAAGACGCTATCGCAGACGCAAAAACAGTTCGTGAAACTGCTTTAGAAAATGCTAAATTAGCATTAACAGAAGCATTTACACCAACTCTTCAATCTATGTTATCTCAGAAACTTCGTGAAGAAGATGATGAAATGGATATGGATATGGATGATAAGGAAGATGACGAAAAAGAAGAAGCACCAGCAATGGATGCTGAAGCTGAAGATGATGGTCATGAGCCTGGTCACGAAGCCGATGAAGAGCATGAAGAAGGTCACGATGAAGACCATGAAGAAGGTCATGACGAAGGCGAAGAAGAGGATGAAAGAATGATGAATAAAGAAGGCGAAGAAGAAGATGAAGGTGAAGAAGAGGAAGAGGGAATGAGAGAAGGCGAAGAAGAAGATGACGACCTTGACCTTGAAGCAATCATCCGAGAACTTGAAGAAGAAGCTGGTGAAGATGAAGATGAGCGTGATGACATGAAGAAAGAAGAAGAAGATAAAGAAGAAATGGACGAACAATCCGATTCTTCAGGTATCGGTAAAGCTGATAACAAAGTTGACCAAGCAGATGGTGATGACTATGAAAAGGCAGAAACTGAGAAATCCTCTAAAGCACCTGGTGCTGAATTAGAAGACCATTCTAAAGTTGATGACTTGAAAGACCACATTGAGCTTGACCTTGATTCTATCATTCGTGAAATTGAAGGCCTTGATGAAGAGGAAGACAATGACGAAGAAGATAAAGTAGATGAAACTAATGAACTTGAAGAGGTTAAAAAATCTCTTGAAGAACATCGTGAAGTAATCGTACATCTTCGTGAGAAAATCAATGAAGTCAATCTTCTAAATGCTAAACTTCTTTACACAAACAAGTTGTTCAGAAATCATAACCTTAATGACGGACAGAAATTGAAAGTCGTTGAGACATTTGATAGGGCAACTAACATTCGTGAAGTCAAGTTGGTTTTCACAACATTAGCTGAGTCTTTCGGTGAAGTCCGAATTTCTAAGAAGCGTTCTGTGAATGAAAGTGTTGCAAGTAAGGCTGTTGCATCTACGAAACCAAAGCAAGAAATTGTTGAGGAATCAAATGATGTTGCAGATAGATTCAAACAATTAGCAGGGTTAATTAAATAACCTATAATATGGAGATAATATCATGAGTAATCTTGATACTTTAACTGGTTTAGTTGGGGACGCAAGTTCACAACATAAATCCCTCCAGGATGATGCAAAAAAATTGTCTGAAAAATGGGAAAAAACTGGTCTTTTAGAAGGACTTGATGGATACGATAAAAATTCTATGTCCATTCTTCTTGAAAACCAGGCTAAGCAATTAGTACAAGAATCCAGTAGAACTGGTACAGCATCCAACTCTGAGGAGTGGAGTGGTGTAGCACTTCCTTTGGTTCGTAGAGTATTTGCAGAAATCGCAGCGAAAGACTTCGTTTCTGTTCAGCCTATGAATCTTCCATCTGGACTTGTGTTCTTCCTTGATTTCAAATATGGAACTGCACAACCTGGATTTGATGTCGTTGCAGGCGTCGCACGTGATGGGGCTGGTACTCTTCACGGTCAAACAAATACCTCTGGTAATCCATCTGGTGGATTGTACGGAAGTGGTAGATTCGTTTATTCTATAAACGAAGCAGCATCTGATAGTATTGCTGCTCCTACTTCCGCATCAG